CTTTGTTTTTGTTGTTTTATTGTTTTGGTTAGATTGCACTTAGGCAGTGCAATGGCCATATTGTTTAGTCGCATTTGGGCAATGCGATAGCCATATCGTCTTAGGCAGACGATAGCCATAATTATATTCCAGAAAAGACAGAATCAGCGAGGCCACCAGCAAGATTGCCAAGCAAGCCGCCAACAACAGGTATCTTAGATATCAGGTTAGTAAGTATACCACCCAGCATGCCTCGTTCATTGTAGGCAGCAGGATAGCCGCTCGCCAGGTGTTGATGGATCTCAGCGGCCAATTGAATGGCACTAGGATCAGGAGCGGGTGTCGGCATGTTAAATTGTGATATGACAGACCCACTGGTGGCCTGGAACTCGCTATAGGTATGGAAGTTTATTGTGGCACTGAAGTCTTTGTTTATACCAGTCAGTAGTATGATGTTACACGTATGATTTCTATCGAAGAGGTCGGTCATTGTGTAGGTTACATCCTTTAGGAAGATATCCTCTGGGACATGGCCCGGAGGAACGAGAATGCAAGGCCTCGTTGAAGACGAAGAAATCCACTTACGATCTGCTTGCAAGGATCGTGTGATTGTGTAGACACCATCTTTGGCTGCGCCGGTATAGGCCTTAGCGTCCGATGAGGCAAGATCTTCCTGTAGAGGTTCAGGAATCGCAACCAGGTTGCAGAGTCTCGTATGTTCAGTGGCCGCCAGAGGCTTATCGTTAGCAAAGCCAGCCATGAGGACTCTTTTCGCTGAAGCTTCGACTCTTGCATTCATTTCAGCAACGTCAGTTGCGAAGCTGGTAGAGAAGACATTGCCTTCATTCGCGAGTGCACTAGTATTAGGTATGATAGTGCAGCTACGGCCTATGAGGCGCCAGGATGTAAAGACGTCTGTTGGTTTTGAAGCGAAGTCACCTTGAAGAGATTTCAGAGACCAGACGCGAACCAAGCATTCCACGTACTCAACTGGTTCAGTTGTTGTAGCTACTTTCACGTCATCCCATTTGACAAGTGCTTCCCACCGGTAGAAGATTTGTGTGTAGAGATCCTGCCAGTTGAGTTGGTCAGTAGGAGTGGCGACGCTGAAGCCCAGGTCTTGAAGAAGTGGCATCATTACGGTGTAGATATTGTAGTGCGTAAAGTCTTGCCAGGAATCAGGAAACCTAGTAGGAGTAAGGGAACTACTAGTATGAATAGCGCTAGGCACACTCTTCTGAGTACTGCCATCAGGAGGCCGGAAATCACCGTAGGCAACGTTACCATCACCACAAGGGTTGGTGAGGCTCTCAATGAAGAGCCTACTTGAGTACCTTAGTTTTTTCTTCCGCAGGCCAACTGATTGTATGAGCATATTCGTAGAGTCAGCCTCATTTGGATAGGCTGCCCTATACTCAGCTGCGTTTCGTTTCCTTCGTAGAGCACGATTTCGGTTACGCTTCTGTCTTGCTTCTATACTCTGAGTTGGTTGTTTCTTCTTCTGTGAGCCGGTCTGGGCGCTGGTAGCCTGCGGCTTGACAGCGATCTCCAGAGTAGTGGGTTTGGATGCCTGATTTTTGGGCATTGTTTCTTGACTAGAATCGTTACGTTCTGGTTGTGTTAGACTGTGTTCTTTTAAAAAAACCACCACCTCCAATAAGAACGCCAGTCCAGAAGTCAATTATTGATTCGTCAGTCCAGTGGAAGCCTGTTTGGCGCGCACATTTTTCGAAAACGTGCTTATAGGGTCCCCAGAAATTTTGTAGGTAGAGTGAGGCACATTTGGTTGATCGAAAGGCATGATAGTGTTTATGGTCACTTGTCATAAGGCTGTAGAGTGCTTTGTCTGTTTTCGGTCTACAAACATACCCGAGAGGGGTCCAGACAGAGAGATGCGAGAGATAGTCAACTTGGTTCGGTCGCCCTGTGTTAACGGTAACCGTCATACCAAAATGATTGTAGCTCTCCCAAAACTTGTCAGGCATTCTCTGGGTCATTACGTCGTCTCCGTTGAGCACACGCTTAACCTTTGACCAGTTCCAATATTTGTAATTCATTTGAATGGCGTTATAGCTCTGGATCATTTCATGGGCTATTGTGTTGATGTAGGTTGTTCCAGGCGTACCTGAGTTATTACCACCTTCCTTAAAGAAGTCACCACCATGAGAAAGAGTAATGAAACTACACCTGAGCTCACTGAATAAGTAGTCAATTAGACGCGCTTGACGGTGCCTCTCGGGAGTATCTTCCCGATGGCAGTTTGTTATTCTCCTGAAGAAAATTCTTACCTTT